GGGAGGCAATATGACAACTAATGAAAAGAAAGTAACGAATCGAAACTCGCGTGAATCCGAAGCTCACGATAATAATCTTCGTAGTAAACCATGGAGGCCAGTTAGAAGCTTAGAAGCTCCACCTCCACCACCGGGTATGACCTACAGGTGGATTAGGAGTGCAATGCTTGGCGAAGAAGATCGATCTAACGTATCAAGACGTATCCGTGAAGGATGGGAACTGGTTAAGTTAGAAGAACTTCCTGCTGAATGGCAGCACATGTCAACCGTTGAGGTAGGCAAGTCTACTGGCATTATTAACAATGAAGGTTTGATTTTGGGCAAAATGCCCACTGAGATGGTCGAACAACGTAATGCGTACTATCAACAAAAAAACGTAGATCAAGTGGAAGCTTTAGACAATACGGTTTTCAATGATTCACGCAAAGATGGACGTTACGTCAAATACGATCCTCAAAGGGATACCAAGGTGACCTTCGGTAAACAATGATAGGAGTGTATCATGGCTAATAAAGATGCCGCTTTCGGCATGAAACCAGTCAAAATGATTGGTGGAAGCCCTTACACTGGTGGACAGAGTCGATATCGTATAGCCGCGAACTACGGAACAGCAATATTTCAAGGCGATATGGTAGCTCAAGTCACTGGTGGAACCGTTGAGGTTCACGCTGATGGTGGGACTGTTCCCATCGTAGGCGTATTTAATGGATGCCAATTCACGGACCCTACAACTGGCGAACAAGTGTTTAGCAACCACTATCCCGCATCGACAAATGCATCGGACATAATAGCGTTTATTATTGACGATCCAAATGTCGTTTTCGAGATACAGTGCAACGCAGCGTTCCCAATTGCAGACCTGTTTGGTAATTTTGACATTGTGTATACGACATCTGGTAATACCACTACTGGTATTTCAGGTGCTGAACTTAACGTCTCTGACGGTGGAACTGGAGCGACTTTGTCTGTTAAGGCAATCGACATTTCAGAAGATCCTGACAACGACGATGTCTCATCGGATGCAACCAACGTATACGTTGTAATCCAAAACCATATATTCGGTGCGAAAAGTGCCGGGTTAGCTTAAGGAGGTTAATTAGATGGCGATTTCAAGAGCGCAATTAGCCAAGGAATTAGAACCCGGACTTAATAGCTTATTTGGTATGTCATACGACAGTTATGGAGGTCAGGAATATGCTGATATCTTCAGTGTCGAGGACAGTCAGAGAGCATTCGAGGAAGAGGTCTTAATCACAGGCTTCGGTAGCGCACCGACAAAAACAGAGGGAGCAGGGGTTGCTTTCGATAATGCTAATGAAGGTTTCACAGCAAGGTATACGCACGACACTGTCGCGCTTGCTTTTGCTTTGACTGAAGAAGCAATTGAAGACAATCTTTATGATTCTCTTGGTAAAAGGTATGTAAAAGCACTTGCACAATCTATGGCTCACACCAAAGAAGTGAAGGGCGCGGACGTACTTAACAACGCATTCAGCTCATCTTTCACAGGTGGCGATGGCGTTTCTCTAATCAATACAGCTCACCCACTTGCGGGTGGTGGAACTGCTGCGAACAGAGCAACAACCATGGCAGACTTGAACGAGACTAGTCTCGAAGATAATCTGATTGATATTTCCACTTTTACTGATGACAGAGGTCTAACGATCTCAGTGCAGGCTACAAAGCTTGTGGTTCCACCACAGCTAGTGTTTGTTGCTGATAGGATTCTCAACTCACCCGGTAGAACTGGAACAGCTGACAATGACCTAAATGCAATTAGAAATACTGGCGTCGTTCCAGGTGGTTACACAGTTAACCATTACCTAAATGACCCTGATGCGTATTTCTTATTGACTACGGTCACTGAGTCAGGTGAAGGCCTTAAGATGTTCCAAAGAACAGCAATGGAAACATCAATGGAACCAGACTTTACGACTGGCAACATTAGATATAAGGCTAGAGAGCGTTACAGCTTTGGTTTCTCTGATTGGAGAGGAATCTTTGGCTCGCAAGGTGCTTAATTGAACCAACAGTAGGGTTTATTACTCAACTACTGAGAAAGAGGGCTTCGGCCCTCTTTTTTTATGCCTAAATACATATGTACAAAAACTTGCACACGGACACGGTAATGTGTATATTAACAATATAGATACGCAGTACCGGAGACAAAAATGGAATTGAAACTAGATTGGTCAGCAGAAACGGTCCACACAGATGGTCGTTTCATCAGCACTGCCAAGCCTAACTCAGACTTTTGGCAGGTATGGCGCGAGCGTAAAGCAGCAGTCAAGGCCGCTGGTTACTCTGTACGCAAGGTCGATGACCAGTGGGTAGTTACCCGCCTCAGAGACAACGATCAGGCAATTGCTGATTCTCAGGCTGTCGATGCAGACATCGAGATCCCGGTCCCGGCTGGACTGTCTTATCTTCCGTATCAAAAAGCTGGCATCGCTTATGCGACACAGCGTCAATCTACGTTGATCGGTGATGAAATGGGTCTAGGTAAAACCATACAAGCTATCGGCGTGATCAATGCTACAGCTCCAAAAACTGTTTTGGTTGTATGTCCAGCTTCTCTCAAGATCAATTGGAAGAACGAAATGAACAAATGGTTGGTTTCGGAGCGGGACATTCAGATCGTCAACGGTGGTGGTGAGCAGATTCCTGAGACGCCTGATGTGGTTATTATTAACTACGATGTGTTAACTAAGCACCAAGATACAATCAGCGCACGCACTTGGGACCTTGTTATCATGGACGAGGCGCACTACATAAAGAATCCAAAAGCCAAGCGAACCGGCGTTGCTGTAGGAATCAAAGCAAACCGCAAGGTTGTATTGACCGGGACACCAATTACAAACCGTCCTATCGAACTACAGCCGATTGCTGGTTATCTTGACCCTGTTACTTTTGGTAACTTTTTCAAGTTTGGTCGTAGATATGCCAGCGCATATAAAGACAGATTTGGCTGGCATTTTGACGGAGCCTCTAACCTAGATGAGCTGCAAAGACTGTTGCGTCAATCCTTTATGATCCGCAGGAAAAAAGACGAAGTATTAAAAGAGCTTCCTGAAAAGGTACGTCAGATCATCGTGTTGCCAAGTAACCATTATAGTGACCAGATAAAAAAAGAGTTTGAGACTCTTGCAGATGCGGTTACAGAAACATCCTCAGAAGATGTAGATTTTGAACGTATGTCAGGTGTGCGTCACGATACTGCTTTGGCGAAAGTAGCTGATGTAGTAGCTCACGTAGCCGATATCGACCATCAAGTGGTCGTTATGGCTCATCACAAAGACGTTGTTGACGGCATTAAAGAAGGCTTAGAGGCAGCTGGTAAGATTGTGGTTACTCTTACAGGCGACTGCACGCAAGCTCACAGACAAAACTCTGTGGACACTTTCCAAGCTGGCAACGCTGATGTGTTCATCGGTACCATCGGTGCTGCGGGTGTAGGAATCACCCTGACTTCTGCAAGTCACGTAGTGTTTGCGGAGCTTGATTGGGTGCCTGGTAACGTGTCACAAGCAGAAGATCGATGCCACAGAATTGGTCAGGACAGCTCAGTGCTGGTCCAACACTTGGTTGTTGATGGTTCAATCGACGCCAGGTTGGCTGAAGTGCTTGTTAGCAAGCAAAAAGTGCTAGATAAGGCTTTAGACAACGTGGTTGAAAACAACGTCAGTATTGAGGAGATAGCAATAGATGTGGAGTCCGTGGAAAAAGTATTCAAAAAGTCGCCTAAGCCTTTGCCTGCAAATGTGGTGGTTGCACTACAGGATTTTGTTTCTGTTGTCGCGGGTGCGTGTGACGGAGCGTTTGAAGAAGATGGGGTGGGTTTCAACGGGACAGACAGCAATTTCGGCAAAAGCCTTGCGAGGCAAGATCAATGGACATCAGCCCAACAGCATGCTGCAAAAACCATGATCAAAAAATACAAAAGACAGATTGTGAATGCTGGTAGAGGTGAGGCCTACCAAAAAATTTACGGATAAGAAAGGGCTTCGGCCCTTTTTATTTGTTTTTAGGTTTTTAGTGGTATACTGACAGAGTCTCTATGGCAATCGGATGGGCCGGTTGCTGGTCTAATTTAGGAGGACTGTAGTATGACAACACACTTTACAAGCGGAGTTACTAATGTTTCAGCTGATGGAACACTTGGTAAATTAAAAATGCCCGCACCCCAAAAGTATCATAGTTACTTTAATGATTTTGATACTTATCTAGCGTCCGATTGGACAATTACAACAACTGAAGGCGGATCTGGCGATGCTAGTGAGGCTTTAGCAGATGGCGATGGCGGTTTATTGTTAATCACTAACGATGATGCCGACAACGACAATGACTTTCTGCAACTAGTTAAAGAAGGCTTCAAGTATGAAGCTGGTAAGCAGTTAGCGTTCAATATGAGGTTTAAAACCAACGATGCAACGCAAACTGATATCGTTGCTGGTTTACAACTTACGGATACAAGCCCGTTAGATGTAACCGACGGCATCTTCTTCCTGAAGTCTGATGGCGCCACAACTGTTACTTTTGTCGTTGAAAAAGATAGCACGCAATCTACTTTGGATTTGCCGAACGCTTTGGCTGACGACACTTTCATGACTATTGGATTTGTTTATGATCCAAAAGATCAGAAGTTTCACGTTTTCCAAAACAACGTGTTAGCTGGCACGGTAGTAAGCACTAACGCTCCAGACGATGAAGAGTTAACCGTATCGTTTGGTATACAAAATGGTGCTGCCGCTGCGAAAACTTTGACCGTTGATTACATTGGCGCACACAAAGAACGCACTGCGGTAACTGAACTGTAGGGGGTGAGATATGGCTGATGCTGTAACTACCCAAACTATTCAAGACGGCGAAAGAAACGTCGTCATGCGGTTCACCAACGTGTCAGACGGCACTGGCGAGTCGGCAGTTAAAAAGGTAGATGTATCTGCCTTAGCTGCAAACTCTGCCGGACAAGCCTGCACTGAGGTACACATCCAAAGAATTTATTGGATGACGGTCGGAATGAGCGTTAAGTTAGAGTTTGATGCTTCAACAAACGTCTTGCTAACACACATACCGGCAGACGCAACCGGCGATGAATATTACGATAACTTTACGGCTATCCCAAATAATGCTGGATCTGGCAAAACCGGAGACATTGACTTCACAACTGTGGGTCACTCCAGCGGCGACAGTTACTCTATTATTTTGGAGATGATTAAGAGATACGACTAAGGAGTAATCGTGGCGATTTTTAGAAACCAAGCAATGCCTATGCAGCCTTTGGTCGGTATAGGCGGTTTATTTGGAGGATTAAGACGCCCGATGTTTCCCCCCTTGGGCGGATTTGGTGGGTTCGGCGGAGGTAGGTTTATGCCACCTCCGTTCAACCCTATGATGCAGGGCGGCTCAAGCATGGGAGGCGGTTTCTTCGGTGGGTTTAGGCCAAGATTTAGGCGTAGACAACGTGCGCCCATGCCCGATTTCGCGGGGCAAATTTCAAGCTTAGAGGCTAAAATTGCAGAGTTACAAGAACAACTAGCAGCTAGACAAGCAGCTGTGCCTGCGCCTGGTCCAGTCATGGCTGTGGCAGAACCAAGAATAGGAACGCTTGGCGGCACTGGTTCTGGTGAGTTTCCTCTAGGAACAGCTGGGCCACGAATACCACCAGCAATAAACGTCGCAGGCGGTATGGTTCCCAGTAATATCAAACTACCCGACATAGATGTAGAGGCGATAAAAGAAAGAATCGCCAATCTGAATATTGACGTGGGCGAAAGACCAGATATGCCGATAGTGCCGAAAGGCAGGCCCGTCGTAAGCTTGCCACCCCAAGACGTGGGTGGACGAAAGAAGTTGACGAAAGGTCCTGGCACGCCAAAAAAGATACCGATAAAACCGCCGTCAATTGAAAGAATACCAGTAAAACCACCATCGATAGAAAGAATTATGCCTCCGATGCCAGAGGTGATAGCGACGCCAACAGTCATACCAGATCCGATAATGAGAGCGCTACCAGTCCGTGAGCCGATACCAACAAGAGTGCTAGAGCCGATGCCGATGCCTGCTCCAGTTATGCCTGCTCCAGTTATGCCAACGCCAGTTATGCCTGCTCCAGTTATGCCTGCGCCGATGCCAATGCCATCGCTACCTAAGTTTACAATGCCGCAAATAGCAGCACCTATGCCTGTGCCGGTTATGCCAGCGCCTATGCAAATGGCACCTGCGGGCAGAATGCGAGGAAGAGGCGGGAGGATGAGATAATGACACAAAAAAAACTAAACAAAGTAATTAAAGGATTGAAGAAAGCAAGCAAGACACATGCACAACAAGCTAAAACTCTAGGCGCGATCAAGATGAAAAAAGGCGGTAGCGTACCAGCTAATGTGGCAAACCCATCCTTATATCGAAAGGCGAAAGCAAAAGCTAAAGCAAAATTCGATGTGTACCCAAGTGCTTACGCAAATGCTTATATGGTTTCTCAATATAAGAAGATGGGCGGCAAGTATAAGGGAGCCAAAAAAGCTGAAGGTGGTGAGGTTTCACTCAAACCAATACCCAAAGGCAACAAGGGTCTGCCAAAATTACCAACTAAAGTAAGGAACCGCATGGGTTTCATGGCTAAAGGCGGTACGGTTATGGTTCAAGGGCGTGGCTGTGGCGCGATGATGGATAGCAAGCGCAAAAAAACCAGAGTGCCACGTTCATAATGGTTGCCAAAGCAAGCACAATCAAACGTAAAATGAAGCAGGGCAAAAAGCTTGGTGCTAGTGAACGCGCACAAGCAAAAGCTAGAGGTTTGATAAAAAGAGCTGATGGCACAAAACGCAAAAGTGCAAAATACAAAAGAAAATGAAAAAGAAAAGAGATCCCAAAGTAGGCATTGGAAAGAAGCCAAAGGGATCTGGTAGAAGGCTTTACACAGACGAAAACCCTAAAGACACCGTCAGCATTAAATTTGCAACCATGAAAGATGCTGATGCCACCGTGCGAAAAGTCAAAAGAATTAAAAAACCGTTTGCCCGTAAAATACAAATACTTACAGTAGGCGAGCAGCGTGCCAAAGTGATGGGTAAAACTGGCATAGCTAACGTGTTTAAAAAAGGCAAAGAGGCTATCAGGAGGCAACATGGCAAAGCCTAAAGGTGGCCTTACCGAGTGGTTTAAACAAGATTGGGTGGACATAGGCGCCCCTAAAAAGGGCGGTGGCTACGCAAAGTGTGGTAGGTCAAAGTTAGAAAAAGACCGCAAACGAAAGTACCCCAAGTGTGTACCAGCTGCCAAAGCAGCAAGAATGTCAAAATCACAAATTAAATCAGCGGTTCGCAGAAAGCGGGCAAAAAAACAAGGTGTGGGCGGCAAACCCACTAATGTGAAAACATTTGCTGCAAGTGGTGGTAAAATAACAAAAAGCTCAAACATGGGTTTGTTTGGGCGTATTTAAGGAGCGGATATGACATATAGAAAAACCAAAGGTTATGCCATAGGTAAAAAATCGAAAGGCGGTTCCATGATGAAGAAATCCAAAGGTGGCGCAATGATGCGTAAATCAAAGGGCGGTTCTCTCATGAAAAAGTCGAAAGGCGGAGCCATGATGAAAAAAACCAAACGTAATGGCGTAAATCAAGCGATCACTAAGTTGGCAAAAAAATCTAAGGGCGGCGCTATGATGAAAAAATCAAAAGGCGGATCTCTTATGAAGAAGTCTAAGGGTGGAGCTATGATGAAAAAGTCGAAAGGCGGACGCATCATGCGTAAATCCAAAGGCGGAGCGATGAACCGAAAATCAAAAAGGTAAGCTATGTCCTACCTTATAAGTAACGTCCCGCACTTTAAATGTTGGGTGAGGCGGGAGTTTACCCACAATCATGAAAAGTATCATGATGAATACATACACGCTCTAGCGATAGCCGTTAACACTATTCCAGACCGCTCCTTAAGTTTTCAGGTAGTTTTTACAGGCTGCGAGGCAGATTGTGAAGATTGGGATGAAGAAAATGTACACGGCGGCGCTATGTGGGCGCGTATGCCCATCCAAGGCCTGGTTTTTGACATGCCATTAGAAGAGTTTCCAAAACCCATGGAAGATCATTTGGCACAACCTTGGGATTGCGAATCGAGACATCATGCGGTCACCGTTATGGACCGTGTCAGCTCTTCACCGTGGATTGCAAAAATAGATGGTGAGTTTTATCAAGCTAAATATTTGTTTACGGTTGACTACACCGATTCAGACATTGCGGACGATCCTGCACAACATAAGCAATCTCATGTATTATATATTACTGAAGATTGTGAATGGAAAGGCAATCTGGTTGCGTTACCTAACAACCGTGTTAGGGCCACAAGCCCAGCTTTGTGGGTTACAGGTGAAGGCGCACCGGACTTCAAACCATCGCAGTGGGCGCATAGCGCAGAGGGACATGAAAGTTATTTGGATCCGGCAATAACTTTTAATAATTTATACGAGGATTAAATGGCATTATCCGGCAGCAAAAATTTTGAACCAGATGTATCGGAGTACATCGAAGAGGCTTTCGAGCGATGCGGCTTGGAGCTCCGCACTGGTTATGATTTACGCACTGCCAAAAGAAGCGCCAACCTCATGCTGGCAGAATGGGCTAACCGGGGCCTAAATCAGTGGACGATAAAAGAAGTAGACATAACCATGGTTAAAGATACTTCTACTTATAACATCGATTCGACTAATGCCACAGCGCCTATCGATGTGCTGGATGCATATATTCGAGAGACTATTAACAACGAAACTACAGACTTCCCTCTAAATAAAATTAGTCGCGCAGAATATGCAAACCTAAGCGTCAAAACGACAAGCGGAAAACCTAATCAAGTTTTTGTTAACAAACAAACAACTCCAACGATTACGGTTTGGCCAGTGCCTGATAAAAATAGCACTTACACTGTAAGACTTAATGTCTTGACCCGTATGGATGATGTTGATGGAGCTGTAGACACAGTAGATATGCCATTCAGATTTTTCCCTTGTTTTGTAGCTGGGCTTGCTTATTACATCAGCATGAAAAAAGCGCCGGAAAGGACAGGCATGCTAAAACAGGTCTACGAAGAAGAATTTACCAGGGCTTTATCACAAGATGAACCGCGCACGTCCTTGAGAATCACCCCAAGTTTAAATAGGTATAACTCAGCATAATGGCATTCGCATCTGGAAAAGAAGCTTACGGGATCTGCGACATCACCGGGTTCCGTTACAAGCGACGCGAGATGAAAAAAACTTGGAATGGTCTGATTGTGGGTCCAGATCAATGGTCACCCAAACACCCACAATTAGATCCCAAGCCTAAGCCAGCAGATCCACAGGCTATTCGTAACGCTCGACCAGAGGTATCAGAATTCAATCAGTCTTTTGTATTGTATACAAATGTAGACAAAGGTATACTTGGCACTAAACTTGACACTTACGAGCTTACTGTAAGTGTTGGCGAGGTAACCATAACGACATCATGAGTTTTACGTTAGCGACATTAAA